GAGAAGGCCATTGCGCCTGCCTTGGCAAAGCGTAACGGGCAGACCTACAAGAAAGCCTACATGGAACGGGTCGAGCAGCACATGTTGGACAAGGGCGAACTGTCAACGCCTTGGGTCGATTGGAACGTGTCTGACTCGGATGTCCGATTCCACATGGGCATTCGCATGATGGAGCTGCTGATTGAATCCACTCAGCTCCTTGAGGTTCGTCGAGACCACGCTGGGGACAAGAAGAAGGATGGTGAGTACGTCTACCTCAAAGAGGAATGGGCCGAGAAGCTCCAGAACCGGGCCTACCTGCTCGCTGGGATAACCCCTCAGTATCAACCGAGCGTGGTCCCTCCGAAGCCTTGGAGAGGCCTGCAAGGTGGCGGCTACTGGGCCAAGGGCCGCAAGCCTCTGACGTTCATCCGGCTCAACGGGAAGAACGCAAGGGAACGCTACCGGGACGTTGAGATGCCGAACGTCTACAAGGCCGTGAACATCGCTCAGGGGACCGCTTGGGCTGTCAACAAGAAGGTCCTTGAGGTCGCCAATACGGTGATGGGCTGGGCCAACGTCCAGATCAAGGAATTCCCGACCACTGAGAAGCAACCGCTGCCCACCAAGCCACACGACATCGACACCAATGAGGTGGCCTTGAAGGCGTGGAAGAAGGAGGCCGCTGGGGTCTACCGAAAGGACGCCGCAAGGGTCTCTCGACGGTTGGCCTATGAGTTCTCCTTGGAGCAAGCCAACAAGTTTGCTGAGTACGATGCGATTTACTTCCCGTACAACTTGGACTGGCGCGGTCGGGTCTATGCGGTCCCAGCGTTCAACCCTCAGTCCAACGACATGACCAAAGGGATCTTGCAGGCCTCCTGTGGGGAACCTGTGGGTCTTGAAGGAATCGAGTGGCTCATGATTCACGGGGCCAACACTGCTGGGGTCGATAAGGTCCCATTCAACGAACGTAAACAATGGGTAAAGGACAATGAACCACTTATTTTGGCAATTGCCAATGATCCCCTCAACGTCACTGAATGGATGGGCATGGATTCCCCTTTCTGTTTCCTCGCCTTCTGTTTCGAGTGGGCGGGAGTTAAGGCTCATGGACCCGCTCACATCTCCGCTCTACCCATTGCCTTTGACGGATCTTGCTCGGGAATTCAACACTTCTCAGCAATGCTCAGAGATGAGCGTGGTGGACGTGCCGTCAATCTCGTACCAAGCGACGATGTGCAAGACATCTATCGACTGGTCTCAGACGAAGTAGAGATCGCCCTTCAGTGGGACATGAAGTACGGAACTGACGATTGGACTGAGATCGTCACCGATGAGTCCTCTGGGGAAATCAAGGAGATTCGTCGACTCGGAACAAAAACCCTCAGTATTGCGTGGCTGACCTACGGGATGTCCCGAAAGGTTACCAAGCGCTCCGTTATGACCCTCGCCTACGGATCGAAAGCCTACGGGTTTGCCGATCAGGTTCGTGAGGACATCGTGAAGAAGGCCATCGACAACGATGAAGGCCACATGTTCACAAGCCCCGGTGAGGCCAGCCGCTACATGGCCGGTAAGATCTGGGACTCGGTGAGTGTCGTTGTGGTCGCTGCTGTGGAGGCAATGAACTGGCTTCAGAAGGCTGCCAAACTGCTGGCCGCTGAGGTCAAGTGCAAGAAGACCAAAGAGATCCTTAAGCCTGCCATGCCGGTTTACTGGACCACGCCTGACGGGTTCCCTGTTTGGCAGCAATACACGATCAATCCGACTCGTCGAGTGGACTTGATGTTCCTCGGTGATGTTCGCATTCAGGCCACTGTCATGATGCGTGACAACGGGGCCTCAAAGATCAACGCGAGGAAGCAAGAGTCAGGCATCAGTCCTAACTTCGTCCACTCGCAAGATGGGTCGCACCTCCGCAAGACGGTGGTCCATGCCCACGACTCCTACGGGATCAAATTCTTCGCCCTCATCCACGACTCCTTCGGCACCATCCCAGCGCGAGCCGGGGCGATGTTCAAGGCTGTCCGCGAGACGATGGTCGAGACCTACGAGAACAGCAACGTGTTGGCTGACTTCCGTGAGCAGTTCATGGAGCAACTTCACGAGACCCAATTGGACAAGATGCCACCGCTCCCAGAGATGGGCACGCTGAACATCCGCGACATCCTCAAATCCGACTTCGCTTTCGCATAAGGAACCAACATGAACGCTGCTCAGAATTTCCAGAAGAACGCCCGTAAGGCCCTGCGTGATGACTCCGAGATGGAAGTGATCCGCGCCAAGAAGGGGAAGTTCAACAAACCTGCCCGCACTCAACGCAACGAATGGGAGACCCTCTAATGCAAGTAGTCGTATCCGCCACCTCGTCCAAAGTCGAGGACCTGATCCTCATTGAAACCACCACCACCATCGGTGACCAAGTGACCACCGCTCGCACTGGCTACAGCGCCGATGAGCTGATGGAAAACCGGTTCCTCTCGGGCGACCTTGAGACTCGCATCGAAGCCCTACGCATAGGTGCTGAGTCGCTGACCGTCAAGGCCGTAGAGCTGCACTTCAAGACCCTCATGAAGGTCCTCAAGAAGGAACCTGAGGTGACTGACGTGAGCGATGTCCCTTCGAGTGAGGTGACGCCGACTGGCCGGATCGTTAAGGAGAACCCTGAGATCCAGAACCTGCCCGCTGAGAAGAAGACTCGCGCCAAGCGCACCCCTAAAGCTGCCCAATAAGGAATCACACCGTGTCCAACATCCGCCCTGTAGTCCTGAGCACCAAGCCATTCCGTCCTACCGACTTCAACGCGAAGGCCGTCCAAGAGGTCCTCGATGAGTCCTATCTGATCGTAGATGTGAAGAAGGATGGTGTCCGTTTGAACCTGTGCGTGGAACTGCTCGAAACCAAACATGACCACGGCTGGACTGTGGATTGGCTGAGCCGTGAGGGTAAGGGATTCCCTGCGATCCTCGAAGGTGGTTCGCCACTGGATGTCGATGAGCGCTGGGCGAAGTTCTTCAACCCAAACTTGGGCGAAGCAATGTTCCCAGAGGGTTTCATGTTGGACGCTGAGTTGATCCTTCTGGATGAGGCTGGCGATGAGCTGCCTTGCAAGAACACCAGCGGTAATCTGACACGCAAAGGCGACCCTGTAGCACTCGACAAGATCCGGGTCTACGTCTTCGACATCATCCCAATGGACGCTGTGCGCTCAGGCCGTGAGTACGAGGTCTTCACGTCCGTCCGTAAGATGCACGTTGAGTACCAAGTGACCAAGCTCAAGGAACACTTCCCAGAGATTGACTGGCGAGTCGCTGAGTCCCTCGAAGTGTTCTCTATGGACCCTTGCGAGCCTCTGATCGTCAAGGACGAGGACGGCAATGAGATCCCCACTGAGACCCCTTTGAGTCTCGCTGAGGTCTACAACGCTGTCCGTGAGCGCGGCGAGGAAGGCTTGGTCATCAAGAGCCCGATGGGCTACTACAGACGCTCGAAGGTGACTGGCTGGTGGAAGATGGTGCCTGACGATAACGAGGATGGGATCGTTCAGGGGCTGGTGTGGGGCACCGCTGGCAAGGCAAACGAGGGCAAGGTGATTGGCTTCGAGGTCCTCCTTGAGTCCGGCCATGTGGTCAACGCCTGCAAGATCAGCAAGAAGCTCATGGATGAGTTCACCTCGAAGGTCATTGAGGCGACCTTCCATAGTCCGACCCAATACGAGTTTGTTAAAAGGGCCGAGCAACCACATGTCCTCAACCCTTACGAGGGCCATACGGTTCGAGTGACCTTCATGGAGCGCTACCCGGATGGGTCGATGCGTCACCCTTCGTTCGATAGCTTCCGTGGCATCTCTTCCCCATTCATCAAGGAGTAACTCAATGTCCCTGCTCGAATTGTTCTTCCCGATTGCCACCGTTGTCCTCGCTGTTGGCTGCTACACCTGCTACAGGACCGGCAAGCCTGCCCGTGAGTTGCTCGCTGAGAAGCGCCAAGCGGAGGCCGAGAAGAAGGAACGTGAGGAACGCGATGGCCGTGAGCGGAACCGTCAGAACCTGTTCAACAAGGAGTTCCTTGAGATGTTCGATGCGGTCCTCAGAGATCCTCAGCGCTACCTTACGCCGAGCCTTCACTCGCACCGCTCTGGGTGGAAGTATCCGGCCATCAAGGACCTGATCGACCAGACCCGGCACTGGGAACAACTGGGTCGAACCAATCGGTCCCAAGAGAATCAGATCAACGACCTCATCAAGTCCCACCGCGAGCTTCGCGCTGAGGTCAAAGAGGTCCACCGGGCGATGGCCCTGAACACTGGGGATTACTGATGGCTTGCAAAGACTGCCCGTACTGCCAAACCTGTTGTCCTAAGAATCCGGGACCTCCCTGTAAGTAACTCAACGAGCCTCATTGACTTCGGTCGGTGGGGCTTTTTTGTGCCTGTAACAATAGGAGAAATCTATGATAGACGCTGGATCAATAGCAATCTGCGCGTGGTCGGTTGTAGGCATCTATTGCCTCGTCCTCTGGCTACTCGGGAAGGTTGATTAAAACCCCTCACTGTTGCGACACACCTCAACAACCGCACAGGAGAACCAAACAATGCCTAAAGACCGTTCGTTTGCCCACCGCATGTACCAAAGCAACATTGACCTTCAGCGCAACCGCGCCCGGTTCAACATTCGACCACCTAAGGCCCCTGAGCCTAAAGCCAACTTCTGGCAGCGCACCAAGGCGTTCTTCTCGAACCTCTGGGCCAAGATCAAGGTGATCGTGAATGACTGACATTATTGCCCTGACCTCGGAACGTGGACGCTCAGGAAAGGACACCCTTTGCGAGCTTCTACAACTGGAAGGATACAAGGTCTTCCGGGTCGCCTTCGGGGATGTCCTTAAGCGCCAGTGTTCCAAGGTGCTGGCCCTCGACGAGCATCAACGCATCGTCATGGAGAGTCACTGCCACACGGATCTAAAGGACGCTCAGTTTGAAGAGTTGGCAATTGCCCAGATCCCTGAGTCGGAATATCAGGACTGGCTTCTCGAAGCTGACATTCATGACGCGAGCATCCCAAGGACGCCTCGATGGCACCTTCAGCAGTACGGCACTGGCTTCCGCCGCAACCATAAGCAGAACCCTGACGTGTGGCTGCTGGAGGGTCTTAAAGAGATCAAGAAGGCGCCTAAGGATGCCCTCGTGGTCGTCACTGACATGCGCCAAGCCAACGAGTATGCAGCTCTCTCCATCCGCCAAGCTCATCTGGTGCGACTCTCCCGAGACTGGAAGATCCCTGAGGTGGATAACGTGGAACTACACGCTACTGACATCGAACTTCGTGATTTCCAAATGGACGCCTTAGTGGTGAACAAGTGGGGCCACGCCTCGGAGATGATCGACCAACTCAAAGCACAAGGAGTCATTGTATGAAAGAGGACAAGCTGAAAATGAAACTGTTAAAGGCACGGGTGACCGTCCGTGGTGAGACCCAAGAGGTGCCTATCTGGGCTCCAAGCCTTGAGGTGGCCCTTGAGGTCGCTGACATGGAGTATGGCGAGGATAACGTCCAGCGCCTGCGCCCAGAGGTGACTCAATGAACCGGGCTCAAGGCAACACTCGCCAAGCCCCGGATGGTTTCCTGCA